AAAATACCGGTCGTGGTAAGTCGCTATCACTAATTTATTGCCTAGATGGAGACACTACTACGGTTCGAGTTCGGAGTAAACTAACATTAGTTGAAGAGGATATAACATTGACTGCACTGTATGCTAGGTTAAACAGCAATGCTAAAATTATCGAATGACGAGTTCGCATTCGTATAAATACTGTATGAAAACCAAACTCGATCAATTTATTTCTAGAAATCAAAAACGAAATAGTCACTTATACCAAGCTGGATTAACAGTAGGATACGACTTTGTCGTGTGTCCTATTAGTAATCAACGCCTCAGCATGATCAAGGACAACTACATAACAAATGTTTTACAGATGTCACTTGACAAATATCCAATTACCCAACGTATTTGCAACAAACGAAAAGAAAATATTAAAGCAGGATTGCAAATTATTGACGCAACTACTGGTTTAACCAAATACGAGGCCGGTCAGGAAAAAGCCAGGGCTGTATTAAGTCAATTGGACTGCGCTGGCGTATCGGGCTATGCTAAAAAAGGTAGAAAAACTCGGGCCACCCATATGGCTAACATTGATGAAATGGGCAGGAATGGATATTCGCAACTTGCCAGCAAAGCTATCATTGTGGGGAATTCTACAAAAGCAAAAAACGGATTGATTACTGACCCAACAATACGTCCTGAATTTTATAGATACAAAGCAGTAATAACATATCTAACTGAAAAACATAGACGCAATCTAACTCACGGATATGTAACCGGCCTAGCCGGAAAAGAAGGTGCACATCATATTGATCACCGATATTCTATACTTACTGGTTACAAAAATAAAATAAGTCCACTAGTGATTGGGCATTTACAAAATTTGAAAATGATTCCATGGAGGGACAACGTGTCAAAACATACTAAATGTAATGTGACCATGGAACAGTTATTAGTCAATACCGGGTATTCGATTGAACAATCAAACGCTGAGTTTGAATTTGTAATTTCCTTGATACAGCGGGACTTAGCCGATGGTATACCAGTAAGCGGAATTAGAATATTAGAAAAAATATATGAATCAACTATACCTCGATAATACAGAATATGAAATACTAACACCTAATGGGTGGGAAAACTTTGACGGCATCTTTCTAAATCAAAATGCGAACAAATCATCAAAAAAATTAACATTTGTTGATGGTACCAGCATAACTGCCACTGACGATCATCGATTCTTTGTTGACGGTCAAGAAATAAAAGCCATGGATCTTGTTCCAGGCACACGGTTAGATTCAGCAAACGGAAAAACTGAGATAATAGAAATTGTCAACACAACATTAATTGACACATATGAAATATTTAACGCAACTAATCACGTAATTATTGCAAATAAGATCTATTCGCATCAATGTGATGAATTCGCATTTGTTCAACCTCCTGAAAAGGCCAAAGAATTCTGGACTGCACTATCACCTACACTAGCTACAGGCGGTAAAGCAATTATTACCTCAACACCAAACTCAGACGAAGATCAGTTTGCTATGATCTGGAAAGAAGCAAATAAACGATTTGATGAATTTGGCAACGAAACAAAGTTAGGTCCGAACGGATTCTTCCCGTACTTTGCGCACTGGCGCGAAAATCCATTACGCGACGATGCATGGGCCAATACAGAACGTGCGAAAATTGGTGAAGAACGTTTCCGTCGAGAGTTTGAATGTGAATTCTTGATCTTCGAGGAAACACTAATCAACTCTGTTAAACTAATGGAATTAGAAGGTGTTGACCCTATCATGAATATGGGGCAAACACGATGGTACAAGGATATTGACACCCGATGTACCTATCTCATTGCTCTAGATCCTAGCCTCGGTACAGGCGGAGATTATGCTGCTATTCAAGTATACGAATTACCTACGTTGGTACAAGTAGCAGAGTGGCATCATAATACAACTCCGGTGCAGGCTCAGGTTAGAGTCATGCGAGATATTTTAAAATATATTCAAAGCCGTGGTGAAGAAAAAGGCGTTATTCCACAGATATATTATAGTGTTGAAAATAATACACTAGGTGAAGCTGCACTGATTGTTATTAGTGATCTTGGAGAGGAAAACTTTCCAGGATTATTCCTAAGTGAACCTATACGTAAAGGCCACATACGCAAGTTCCGTAAAGGGTTTAATACTACCCATCGTTCAAAAATCACTACATGTAGTCAACTAAAAAATCTAATAGAAACTAATAAGATGAAAATTTGCAGTAAACCGTTATTATCTGAATTAAAAACGTTTATTGCCAGCGGAGTAGGATTTAAAGCAAAAACAGGAGAGCACGACGACCTAGTAAGCTCTACACTGTTAGTAGTACGTATGGCAGAGGTTCTAGCAGATTGGGATCCTCAGATATACGATAAAATGACTGAAAAATTAACGGAAGAATCGATGCCTATGCCGATCTTTGTTAGTATGGGATACTGATAAATATACTTATGGACGCAAGAAACAACATCGCTACAGATTTATTCTACAAAGTTAGAAGCCGCTTTAAGAACCTAAAATTAGGAGCTGAAACCGGACAAATCACTATCAATCCTGGGGAAGCTCGGTTCTTTGATTTTGACTATATGGAAGGGCAAACGCCAATTGGGCATGTCAGTGTTAGCCTAGCTGAACAGAATTCTATGAAAGTATATTTCAGCACTGGAATTACTGAAGGAATGGATGACGGACAAAAGGACAACTGGTACGGTTTCCTAAAAGAGTTGCGAGAGTTTGCCAAGCGCAGATTAATGAGCTTTGATACTAGGGATATTTCTAAAGATAACTTAGATCGCAGAGACTACCAATTTCTAGTTCAAAATGCTCAGCCCAAGCAAACACAGAATAATACAATACAAAAACCAGTCGGAGAAAGCATTATGAGTGAAAGTACAATGTACGGTAGCAGAACAATGAGCTACCAAAAATTAGAAGATACACGGTTGATTATCAAACATAGCCAAGCGGTTATGGACGATGCAGCTCCGGGTGCAAGAACACGCAACATCAGCGGGCTATTCGTTGAAAATGCAGACGGTGAAAGATTTAAATATCCATTCATCCACTTGGCAGGTGCTCGTGCTATGCAGCGACATGTGGCCAACGGCGGCAAGCCATACGACGAGATCGGCGAAAGTATTATCAGCATGAGCGAAGAAATTGCACAACTAAAAAGTTTTGGCAACTATGTTGTTCGTAATGATCTAATGAATTCAGATACCAACTCAGTAGTTGAACGTTCTTCTGAATATCTAACCAGCCTACGTGAGCAGGTCAAGGCAATATCAAAACAGCGTAATTACGAAGCATATATAGAAAATTTTCAGGCATATGATAATAGCGATGTTCCGCAAGATGTGGTTGAAGATTTCAAAGAGAAGTTCACAGTTAAATCATTTAAAGAAGACATTGCAACAGTATTCCCAGTGTTGTACAGACTGATGAAAGAAGGAAATACTATAGGCTACGACGACATAGTCGCCCTAACACAAGAAGATTTACAAAACGAAGATGTTGAATTAGAGCAGGCCACTTATGATCCGTTTGCTAAATTTGAAAATTGGGTAATGTCATTAGGCGAATCATCTGCTATCACTAGTCAAGATCCGGAAGAAGTACAAGCAGCATTACAACAATTGCAAGAATTAGTTGGGCAAACATTCTCCGCAGGCACAGACGGTACAAATGCAATCGAAAGTCTTAAAGGCATTATTGAAGATCCAGAATTAGACAAGCGTATACAGGCAATGTCTGTAGAAGATGCTAATACTGATGTTCGTCCGCAGATTCAGGCATGGTTAGAATTAAATGCTCCAGAAGCATTAGAACAGTTGGATTTTGGTGATATGGCCCAGGCTGGTGCGGAAGAAGTTCCAGCAGAAGAACCAGCAGCTGAAGTTCCAATGGAGCCAGAGGCGCCTGCAGAAGAACCGCAACTAGCAGGTGATGATCCAGAAGAAAGAAAAGAAAGCAAGATGAATGTGCAAGAACTAGCAGAGTTTATTCACACTTTCTACGATAGAGATTCAAACACATTCCCTAAAGGTCCAGAAGGCGTATGCACAATGGTAGGCAAGAAGTTTGGTGAACAGGCAGAACATATTGCTCGTAAAATGGTAGAGCGTATGGCACCACAACAGCAAGATAATTCAATGAACGAATTGGCTCGTATTAGAGAGCTATCAGGCATGTGATACATATCACGTTATAATAAGGGCTCTTCGGAGCCCTTTCTTTTTGGCAAAAATAATCAAAATATATACAGATAATCATTGACCTTGATAAATAAAAAGCGCATAATAAAACATGTGCATAAGGCATATAAACATTTTAGGCATATTACAGGAGGCATTTAAAATGGCATCATTAGCAGAAATTCGTGCGAAACTTCAAGAAGCACAAGGCAAGTCTACAGGGCAATCAACAGGTGGAGGCGACAACGCAATCTATCCACACTGGAACATGCAAGAAGGTAAAGAGGCAGTAGTTCGTTTCCTACCAGACGGCAACACAAATAACACGTTCTTCTGGGTTGAACGTGCAATGATCAAACTTCCATTCGCAGGCATTAAAGGTGAAACAGATTCACGTCCAGTTCAAGTGCAAGTTCCTTGCGTTGAAATGTACAACGATGGTTCAGTTTGCCCAATCCTTAGTGAAGTGCGTGGTTGGTTCAAAGACAAAAGCCTAGAAGAAATGGGTCGTAAGTACTGGAAAAAGCGTTCATACATTTTCCAAGGCTTCGTAGTTGAAGATCCAATGAAGGAAGACAAACTTCCAGAAAACCCAATCCGTAGATTCATCATCGGTCCTCAAATTTTCCAAACTATTAAATCTGCTCTTATGGATCCAGAGTTGGACGAATTGCCAACAGACTATCTCAAAGGCGTAGATTTCAAGATTGCAAAAACAAGCAAGGGCGGTTATGCAGACTACTCTACTTCAAAGTGGAGCCGTCGTGAACGTGCTATCTCAGATACAGACAAGGCAGCAATTGATCAGTATAACTTGTTTGATCTCAGCGCATTTTTACCAAAGAAGCCAGGCGAAGTTGAACTACGAGTCATGAAAGAAATGTTTGAAGCGTCAGTAGATGGCGAAGCATACGATATGGATCGTTGGGGACAATACTTCAAGCCGGCAGGCATGGGACAGGCAACAGGTGATCCTAACAAGACAGCTGCTCCAGCTGCTCCACGTGCATCAGCACCAGCAGCTTCTACTCCAGCAGTAGATGGTGCCGGCTCGTCAGCACCAGCAGCACCAGCAGCACCAGCAGCACCAGCTGGCACAGACTCTGCAAATCGTGCGCAAGATATTCTTGCAATGATTCGCAATCGTCAAAAGTCGTAATAGACAAGCTAGAGGGAGCAGGGCTCCCTCTAGCCACCACTTAGGAGAACACAATGAGTAAATTAAACAAATTAGCAAAAGTAAATGAAACTATCACTATCAACCGTTACGACAACGGTTTTATGATAGAGATCAGTGGCAAGGATAAGGAAGCCAAGATTCTGTGCGCTACAGAAGAAGAAAGGTTGGCAGTTATTAAAGAGTGGAACTTAATGGAGTTGGATAACTGATATGGCTAAAGCATTTGATATCTCTAAATTTAGAAAAAACATTACCAAGAGTATTGAAGGTCTTAGTATTGGGTTTAATGACCCAACTGATTGGATTAGCACAAACAACTACGCATTGAATTATTTGATCAGCGGCGACTTTAACCGAGGAATTCCCCTGGGAAAAGTAACTGTGTTTGCCGGTGAATCAGGTGCTGGTAAGAGTTTTATTTGTTCAGGCAACTTGATCAAGAACGCACAAGCACAGGGCATTTATCCCATATTGATTGATACAGAGAATGCACTTGACGAGAAATGGTTGCATGCACTAGGGGTTGATACAAGTCCCGACAAATTGCTAAAGTTGAACATGGCCATGATCGACGACGTGGCAAAGACCATTACAGAGTTTGTTGCAGAGTATAGATTAATGGACGAAGCAGATCGTCCAAAGATTCTGTTTGTTATTGATTCGCTAGGTATGTTGTTGACTCCCACAGACGTTAATCAGTTCCAAGCTGGTGACATGAAAGGTGACATGGGTCGTAAGCCCAAAGCACTGACCAGTCTAGTTCGTAACACTGTTAACATGTTTGGTAGTTTGAACATTGGTATGGTATGTACCAATCACACCTACGCTAGTCAAGACATGTTTGATCCGGATGACAAGATCTCAGGCGGTCAAGGTTTCATCTATGCAAGTTCTATTGTAGTTGCTATGCGTAAATTGAAACTAAAACTTGATGCTGACGGCAACAAGACTTCAACAGTGCAAGGTATCCGTGCTGCCTGCAAGATCATGAAAACTCGTTATGCCAAGCCGTTTGAAAGTGTACAAGTTGAAATTCCTTATGAAACAGGTATGAGTCCATATAGTGGATTGGTCGATCTGTTTGAAGCTAAAGGCATGCTCAAGAAGGAAGGAAACAGTCTTGTATATGTAACCAAGGATGGCGAAATCATCAAACAGTTTCGCAAGGCCTGGGAACGTAATGAGAAAGATGGACTAGACACGGTCATGGCTGACATTTCAAAACATGGCGAAATCACCGCTTCAGAGATAACTACTATTATTGAACCTGAAACGGAGATTAGTGAATGAAAGAAGATTTATTAGCAGACTTGTGGTCAGTGGTTGTTGAACATATTCCTGAAAAGAAACGTGCCGACGTTGCCACTGACTTTGTGAATACCTTGATGGATTATGGTATCAAAGAGGCAACCTTGGATGCACTATTAGGTGTTGACACTTATCTAGACAATGCGATAGATTACGTGGTTGACGGCAAGGCTGTTGAGGAAGAGGAAGAGGAAGATGACGACTACGACAAAGACGAGGATTAAATGAATTGGTATGATCGTGTTTCTCGGGATATTTCAAATATTCCAAGTGCTGTGGCCTATTATGAAGCTGAATTAATTTCAGCAAAACAAGATGTCTGCATAGCAGGAAACATCGAGAAAGCAAGTTCGCGCATGCCTGGCATTGTTGAAGAACGATTTAATCAATTACAAGAGATTGAAGGTATTTTAGAATATCTCAATATTGAACTTCGTAGACTTCGTAGTCAGCATTTTCGAAAGTATTTAGAAAGTTATCAACGAGCTTTGTCTTCTAGAGACTGTGAAAAGTTTGTAGAAGGCGAAGCTGACGTTGTAGACTTTGAAAAAATTATTAATGATTTTGCTCTACTACGCAACAAGTGGTTAGGCATTATCAAAGCATTAGATCAGAAACAATGGCATCTTAGCAACATTGTTAAACTGCGAGTTGCTGGTTTAGAAGATGCTAGTCTTTGATTAAGTGCCATGTGGCCCACGAGTAACAAGGCAATGGCGTTTCATCTTTGAATGCGGTAATCATTGTTTGCCAGCATTGAGTGTCCAACCCTCCAAATTTACTTTTTCGTTCTATAGGAAGATTGCTTTTAATTAAAAGTTGTCCTCCTGATTTTAATTGCAACATACATGTTTCTACAAGCTCGTGCCAGTCGTCTACACACCATTCTGCATTTAGCTCAAACGTAGTGCGAAGCATAACAATGCAGTCCCATTGCCCTGTTGGAATTTCTTTACCATGTCTAGGAAATATTCCACATTCAACTGTATTAAGATTAGCATTGATGTGCAGTGCTTTTAAATCTGCCGATTGTCTTCCAAAGTATGTACCAACATACTCGTGATTATAATGTTTGCACAAAGATCCAAAATGACCTAGCCCGGCTCCTACATCCAAAACTCTTTGATTTTGTTTCTCGTCAAGTTTTAGTATTCTAAAAATCTGAAGTTTTTCATCTAAAAATTGGTCTTCCTCTAGATATTTCCCCCATTCAAATCGTCCAAACTTTTCAGCCAACAATTTTTGCTCTTTTATCTTGCAAATAACTTTTGCTTCGTCGATTGTTATCATTGATTTCTCCATTATAATATTTATCGATAAACTACCCAGATAAATATCTGTATGAAAAAGATTGTATTGGTTACTGGCGGATTTGATCCTTGCCATTCTGGGCACATTGAATATTTCAAAGCAGCCCGTGCGCTAGGAGATATGTTAGTAGTAGGGATCAACAGCGATGAATGGTTGATTCGTAAAAAGGGTCAACCATTCATGTCCTGGCATGAGCGCAATGTCATAGTGAGCAATATCACTGGCGTTGATGCCACTGTGATGTTTGACGATTCAGACAATAGTGCAGTGGATGCCATCCGTAAAGTAAAAGAATTGTATCCAGACACAGATATTGTTTTTGCCAATGGAGGTGATCGCACAGTTGACAACATTCCAGAAATGACAGTCAACGGTGTTGTGTTCAAATTTGGAGTAGGTGGCGAGGACAAAAAGAATTCTAGTAGTTGGATTTTGCAAGAATGGAAAGCGCCTAAGACTGAGCGGCCCTGGGGATACTATCGAGTACTGCACGAAGTATCCGGTACAAAGGTAAAAGAGTTAACTGTGAATCCTGGGAAAAGTTTGAGTATGCAACGACACGCACATCGTGCAGAACATTGGCACGTGACTGAAGGCCAGTGCGTGGTAAACCGTCTGATGCTAGGCGGATATGTGTTGCCGGCACTTAAATTGATTACACATGCTACTCACAATATCTCCGTAGGTGAGTGGCATCAACTAACCAACCCTTTTAATGAACCGTGCAAAATTGTTGAAATACAATACGGCGATAGTTGTGTTGAAGAGGATATTGAAAGAAAATGATTCCAATTTTTATTGGGTATGACCCACGAGAAGCAATAGCATATCATGTATGCACAAATAGTATTATTCGACATTCAAGTCAGCCGGTAGCACTCAGTCCGTTAGCATTAAATATTCTGAAAGGATATAACGAAAAGCATACAGACGGTAGTAACCATTTTATCTATAGTAGATTTCTTGTGCCGCACTTGATGAATTATCAAGGATGGGCAATCTTCATAGACGGAGATATGATCCTTCGTGACGACATTGAACAGCTATGGGCGTTGCGTGATGATTCAAAAGCTGTAATGGTAGTCAAGCATGATTATAAAACCAAGATGACTGAAAAGTATCTTGGTAGCAAGAATGAAGATTATCCTAGAAAAAATTGGTCTAGCGTGATACTTTGGAATTGCGGACATCCTGCTAATGCCGGAGTGACTCCCGAGTTTGTGCAAAATTCTACAGGCGCTCAGGTACATAGATTTACCTGGCTTGATGATTCGTTGGTTGGCGAACTACCTAACGAGTGGAATTGGTTAGATGTTGAATATGAATGGAATCCTCTGGCGAAATTAATTCACTACACACTAGGATCACCTTGCTTCCACGAGTTTTCTAATCAAGGTGACTTTTCAGACGAGTGGCACAGAGAACGAATCTATACGGAATATTGCCAGCAACATGATCTTCCTAAGTAAAGGCGGCGAAGACGAATACGTCAACATGTTTGCCGCTGGTTGCAAAACTCGACCAGTGAGCACAGAAGAATTTATTTACAAAAGCAGTACTGATCCTATTGTATTACGAGGAATTCTTAAACACAAAATAATGAAACAGTGTTGGAAAGATGAAAGAGATTTCTATTACATAGACACTGGATATTTTGGAAACGAACGTACATCAGCTAACCCGAACGGTTGGAAATATTGGCATCGGATTGTAAAAAACGATATTCAACACGGCGAAATAATTCTAAGACCCGACGATAGATGGTCAAAGTTTAACAAAAAATTTAATCCTTGGAAAAAAGAAGGACATAAAATTTTAGTAGCAGCGCCTGATGAAAAACCATGTAAGTTTTACGGTACAACACAAAAAGAGTGGATTGATACAACTGTTGAAGCTATTAAACAATACACCGACAGACCAATTGTGGTCAGAGAGCGTGCTAAAAATCGAATTGATAGAACTGTACATAACACACTACAAGAAGCAATGGATGACGATGTGTTTGCATTGGTAACATTCAATAGCGTGGCTGCAATTGAAAGCGTATTTTATGGTATTCCAGCATTTACACTTGCACCTGCGAATGCTGCAAGTCCAGTATCACTTCAAGACTTGTCAAAAATTAATGACCCATATTATCCTGATTCAGATAAATTATATGCATGGGCATGTCACTTATCCTACGGTCAGTTTCATGTGAATGAGTTGAAATCTGGAAAAGTTATGGAAATATTAATGTCATGAACGTACATTCTTTAGAAGAGTCACTAGTTATAGGATCTAACAATATTTGTACAACTGATTTGTCTGATAACAGGCCGCTAGTTGTACGTGGAGTAACGAGCAAAACTGAGATAGAAATTTGTAAAGAAACTAGCAGAGATTTTTATTACATCGATACAGGCTATTTGGGAAATTTTCCTAGTGTAGGAAACACATCGGGTAAAAAAGTATGGCATCGGGTAGTAAAAAATAATTTACAGCATTGCCAACCACTGACAGTATCAAACGATCGATGGAAAAAGTTAGTAAAACAAGATCCTAGATTAACTTGGAATGGATGGAAGAATTACAATAAAAAAATTCTATTAGTAATGCCCAATCCAAAAGCCTGTAGATATTATAATATAGATTACGATCAATGGATGCTCGAAACTACAGAAAAAATTAAAACGTATTCTAATTTGCCAATCGAAGTTAGAGTAAAAGGATCAAGAAGCGAAAGAGGACACGGCTATTCTATCTATGATGCTTTTGATTCTGGAGTATATGCTACAGTATCTCTTAACAGTATTGCAAGTTTAGAAAGTGTACTATACGGTATCCCTTCGTTTGTATCAGTACCGTGTGCAGCTAGCCCGTTGGTATCAACTGACCTGTCAATGCTTGCAAATCCTTTTAAACCGGAAATAACTGCTATATTAAATCAATGTCACACATTGGCATATGGACAATATACACAAGGCGAAATTCTCAATGGTACCGCATGGAAAATAATAAATGAAATTACTAGTTAACGATAAAGAATTAGCAAATTATCTAACAAGTTTGATAGACATTAGAGAATTTATCAACGATATCCCTTACCCCAACACACACGTTACTGATGCAATGGGATATGCATTGGTAGAAAGAAGAAAAGGTGTAGATAATTGGCGAAAGAAAAAAGATAAAATCAAAGATAAAATTAGAACCGGAGTTGAAAAAGATTTAAAAACATATTTTAATAATGTAACATTACATTTGAAAGATAAAAAAGAAATCTATTATAAATCAATTCATAAAAATATCAATCTAATTTTAGATAGACTCGGTCAAAATACAGTTTTAAAAAACTATGCTAACAGTAAGAGTATTACCGGATTTATAAAAAGTACAGGATTTTGTATTGACAAGACTGCTTCTTTAGTAAGAAGACACGGATTTAACAATGTTGATGAAGACTGTTTACTAAGAAATACTGTAGGTAACGAACAGTTCCTTGTTAATAAAATAGATAAGAAATTACCGTTTTGGTTTATTGACAGTGGTTATACTAATTTTATAGAATCAAATAAAAAATGGCATAGACTGGTCAAAAATCATTTACATTATGGAAATTTTATAGATGCCCCTGTTGATAGATTGGGAATGTTTAAAACATTTCCCCAGCAATGGCGAACTGGTGGTGAAAAAATATTAATAATTGAGCCAGGTCCGTTTGCCGCTAGCATTTTTCATGTTGATGTAAACGCATGGAGGCATAGTGTTGAAAAAGAGTTAAGACAATATACAGATAAACCGATTGTATTTAGAGAAAAAACTAATAAAAAAATTCGAAAGTCGTTGTATAAAGAATTATGCGATAATGATTATTATTGTGTTGTTAGTATTAATTCAAATGCAGCCACTGAATCAATATGGGCAGGAATTCCTGTAATAACGCTAGATACTCATATTTCAAATCCGGTATCTAGAAACAAGTTGTCTGATATTGATAATCTGTACAAAGGCTCATTATCACAATGGCTGTCGATGGTAAGTTATAGTCAATTTACATACAATGAATTAATTGACGGGACCGCGGTTAACATTGTCAGAAATTATCATGTCTAAATTAACCGCAGTGGCCTATTATTCAGGAATACCTCCTAATAATAACAATCCCGAAAAACCATTAATACTTGATAACTTTTGCAAAGGGGTATCTGCATCTGGAGATGCTGTAGTTGCCAATCAGAAAATGAAAACCATTGCTTGTGATGTAGCATTGATACAAGGATTTGTTCACGAGCATGGAAAATCTGCTCCTCATTTACAATTAAGAAAAGATGCTATTGATCTTCAAAAATCTTTAGGGAAAAAAAGTCTAATAGTTGATAGTAATTTATTTTTATACGCAGATCCAGGTAATACAAAAACATACCTAAGATATAGTTTTGACGGAGTATTTCCAACTACTGGATTTTATTTTGATCAAGACATAGACTCTAATCGATGGTTACAAATTAGTAACGACTTGGGAATTTCTTTGAAACCTTGGAGAACTTCTGGAAATTATATATTAATTTGTCTTCAACGAAACGGCGGATGGAGTATGCAAGGACTTAATGTAATACAATGGATGAATGATACAATTAAAAAAATTCAGAAATATACAGATAAGCATATTGTAGTTCGTTCTCATCCTGGTGATAAAAAGATTAAGCAAATTTTAAAAATTAATCATAAAATTGTGTCACTAAGTACTAGTGATAAGCTAGTTGATGATCTTAAGGGAGCGTGGGCTACTGTAGTCTTTAACAGCAGTCCGAGTGTGGCCAGCATCATTGAAGGAGTTCCCGCGTTTCTTACTGATCCACATCCTGAAAATAGTCAAAGTTTTCAAGTGGCAAATACAGATCTATCGCAGATAGAAAATCCAATGTTACCAGATAGACAACAATGGGTTGAAAAGTTATCTATGTGTCATTGGACATTTTCTGAGCTGCGTTCTGGAGTTGCCTGGCAGTTTTTTAAGAAGTACGTTTAGTCCAATATCCTTCTTTTCTACGTACTTTTAAATCGTTATCTTTACTACGTCCTAATGTTTTTCTATCGCCTTTAAGATGATCCAAGTACGCACCCCATTCGCTGTTAATCAGTGGATGACCTTCTCCAGTGATCAAATGGCTGCTCCAATCTAGCTCGTTCAGCACAGTATTAGTCCTTACCACATCAAAAATAAAACTATCATGCCATTCGGCTTGTTTAAAGATTCCATTTTCTGCGTCGTCGTACATCTGCTGAAATTGTGCTAAGAAGCTTTGTACAGATGCTGAGCGTAGATTCATAGAATATAATCCACACTCACTAAATTTTCCTTTTCTTCCTAAAAAACATAAATCTTTTTCAACTGGGCATAGTCGTTGTATAGTTTCCATTGTAATAGGACTATGACATATGGTATCTGCATCCATCCATAATAGTATATCGGCATCAGTTTCTTTGGCGCAATGAAAAATAGCATAGACCTTATGTGCAAATCTAACAGCATCCCATTTGAATCCTTTCCCGCTATCTTTTCGCTTGCTACGAACCAAGTCACCGGTAATGTCACCGTTAGCTTTTGGCACACCTTTCCATTTTTCTTTGAATGCCATTAACTCCGGAACTTCTTCAAGACGCTTTAAGGTAACATGGTTGTGATTTGAAATAGCTGGGTTGCATAATTCTGGATATATATGCAAGGTTACCTCTTCTGGCCAATTAGTGCAAAAGGTATCAATCATACGTTGACCGTATTTCTGTAAACCTGCTTCGTTGAATGTTGTTACTACTGCTATCTTCATACTGGTTGTTTCCATACGTGATATAACTCCTGCAAATCTATGCATCTCCATCCTGTTTCATATAGTGATTTTGACATATCTCTACCAATAGGATCAGCTCCTTCGATAAAAATTACAGATTGCTGAGCCCTCCAAAATTCTTTAAGAGAAGCCAATTGGTCTATTGTTGCAAGATCAAAAAATATTGCACCAACTTCGGTTATTAGATTAATATTGTCAATATTTTCTTTGTAAACTAGATTTTTTGATTTTATTAACGGACGTGTTTCGGATATAACAAACACAGTATTATATACCGGTAATATTTTTTCTAAAATCCCAAAGGCCGAGCCAATAACCAATGCGCTATTGGTAGTTGTTGACAATTTGCTTAATCTTTTTTCGAACTTGTCCATAATAATCATTAAATACTCTGATATTTATTATACCTATGAAATTTAAACTTTATCGCGAGTTTGGCGCTCTTAACAGTCAATTAGTATTCAATGCCTTTGAAAAAGGCTTGAGATCCATTGGCCACAGTATTGTCAATACCGATGAAGATGTTGCGGTTATT